GTCGCAGCGACAAGCGGCGATAGATGTGGAAAGTTCAAAAACTCTTTCCGTCCTCCTGCTGCCGGTGGGTACTCCCACCGTAGCACGTCTCTACGATATCGCATCGTTGAGACGCTGTACCGATGGCACTGAAGTGCTTCATGTCGTAAGCCACTCAAAAGAAAGTGGCGTCGAACATCCCTAGTAATACTTTTCCGATCCGCAAGGATCTTCAAGTATGACGTCGGTCTATCAATGGTACTGCGGGCTTGCGCCTTAAGATGCCAAAGAAATAACGATCGACCGTCCCTATTCTCAGTGGTTTTGTCCTTCCGGACTAGCCCTTTGAAAACGGGAACATAGGGTCCATGCTTTTCCGAACGCATGGAGATCAAGTTTAGGTCATAGGCATGGTGCGGATGTATATGCACCCCGTTTGTGGTGTCCGAATTAACGGGTACCAACGGAATCGAAGAGTCTTTCTTCAATATGCCGAGGACATAGGATATCAACTCGCCGTGAGGCGTAGCGATACTGACCAACCCGTTAAGGTTGTGACAGAGATTGGGTTTGTCCCAATCTTCCGTACTCCGGATGTAAAATGGAGTAATATCCTCTCCCAAATAGAAGTTCCCTCCGCAAGATTCACGGAAGGGTCCGTCCCAAAAGGACTTATCTTCATTCGGGATGAAACCAAAGAACTTGAGAGCTTTAAGCAAAAGGGGTACGTACTGCGTTTCGATGATTATATCGTCACCGTAGACAATACCGCTCCTAGAGCCGCAAGCTCGCACAAGTGCAAGAAATATGAGAGTCTCCAGTGCAAAGGTCGCTCCGTTCCCCATAGAGGAGAACTTTGCGTAGCCCCCGATCCGCCCGTCAAGGCGGTATTGGGTGCTCCGATGCGCACATAGGTAATCGTACCATTCTGAAGGCAGAAGCCAACAAACGGTATTGAAAGCCAACGTGTCACTGGCCATCGACAAGTCGATGGTGGCATAATTGCCCAAGATAGAGCCCTCGCGGGCCATCTCATAGTTATAATCCTGGTGGGAAAGATCCACTCCCTCTCTACGCAAACGGCGCTTGCAATAAGTATCAAACGCCAGCTGAAAGGGTAGACTACCGGTGGGCTCGCAAGCGATCCCCCGATCGGTCTTCCAGGATTTCGGTACAAACTCCACGCGGTTACATGTCACAACCTCCATCTTCAAACGATAGCCGAAATAACTGGCTAGAGCGTCGAAATACGGGGCCGTTCCAGGCAACACCTCAACCGTCCGGGATAATTTCCGAAATGGTTGAGATTTCGCACGCGGGAGGAGGCAGTGGCACCTCCAGTGATCTTAACGAGCTCAGGGAGCTCTGCCAAGAACGACGGAAAATCGCCCAAGCAGGTCTGCACGAAATGCGCAGCCTTCTCAACTACCAAACGCAGATCAGGATCGAGACGATCTTGCTGCGTATAAAAGTAATCGAGACGCTTGTTCGTAATCCGGCACAACCGCTCACCGCGTTCAAAAGACGCGAGTGCGGCATTGTGCGCTTCGGTTTTATCCGTAAAGGTTGCATTCTTTTTGAAAAACGCTTCCATTTGGAACAAGAACCGAAGCCGATCGACGCTTTCATTATTAAGCTTCGAATCACTGGAACACGTAGCCAATTTTCGGTAGCTACGAGACCTTATCAAACCAAGGAGGTATTCACACTCTTCAGTAGAAAGGATTTTGGTGCCATAGTCGCACATGAAGGCCTTCGCTATCGCGAAGGTATCAAGGGAGATGTTCACAAGACTTACTCCTATTCACGTTACATTGATTGCGTGGGAATCAAAGGATATGATTCACACATAGGTCGAATGCACTGCATCCGGCCCGTAGGTTGCCCGCCACTTCTGTTACAAAGAAGGCGAACACCACGCACAGTACCACACCAAGCTTCTCCGACATAGGATTAGCTGGTAAGTGGAAGCTGCTTCTGCAGCGCATCCGCGAACTCGTCAGAGTTCAGGATGTCTGAAGCGATCGAAATCAGACCGCTCATATCAGTGTACGTCCCGTTCTTCGGATACTTACCCCGAATTTCCAGGACACAGCGTGAAGCGACTAAGTTCCCATCGGTATCAAGGGTACCCTGTACAATTTGCACAGTGGTTTCCAGGTTCCCGGTGGGGCCATTGCCCTCTTTGCGCGTCAATATACACAGGGACGGTTTTTGCGCCGTATGTGGATCGCGTGCATAAGTAATAGTGTTACCATTACTAGAGGAAAAGACCAAATTGGTCGTCATTGCAGCCATATTAAGCTCCTTTTGGTATGGTTGTTACCGTAGTATTCTCTTCGCTCGGTGAATAGCCGACATGTCCAACGCCTGCAATGGGCGGAGGTAACGATGAGGGTGTACGGTAGGTTTAATTGGTACAGAGGTAGGTAAGCGTCGTTGCTCAGTGCATGACCAGGTAACAAAGTGTTCATTAATGACACTCCTGGAATAAGTAGCGGTGGAGGGGACCCGAAGGCCTCGTCCGTTGCCACTATACTGCGTCGTGGATGAAACACCCACAGATGCAGTCACGCCCTTTGCAAGCGCCAGTAGCGATCCAGCACGGATCGCGTCACCAACCGATATAACCATGTCAATCACGAAGGAGAACTTTACAAGCTCCCAAGCGGTTTCAACAGGGTTTATTCGGAAGCGGCTAGGCTCAAACAGAGCCGAAACCGCCCCTCTGATGGAATGTTCCGTCGTGGCCGTCCAGTCTACGTCATAATAACCGTAGATATTGTACGTTGCACCGGTTCCAGTATTG